CATCCGAGCCGCTCTCGCAGCTCTTTCCGGTGGGCCTTCGAGTCGATGTCCTCGCTATCGAACGGGAACGAAACGTCCTTGCCACAGCAGTCGCACGAGTACACGGCTTCGCCTTCCCAATAGCCGCTAAACTCCAGATCTCTCATTCGTCCGTCCCATCCTCACCCATGAAGACCGAGCCGGCCCGCATCGCTCTGCGCTGGATCTCCTCCAGCAGCGTCGCCGTGCTGATACCGTCGAGGCTGGGCAGGCCCTTGCCGCCGCAGCAGTCGCATTCGCCGCAGCAGTCATCCTCAACCTCGTCGTCCAAAGAGACCAAGAGGTCAGAGTTAAGAAGCAAAGCGGGGCGGATGCCGTACGAGCTGGCCGCGCCGTCGCTGCCGCCGTCGTTGCCATTGGTGTGGACGCGCCACACGAAGTTGGTGCTGATGGTGTACGGGGAGCGGAGCCACCGACACGCCCAAGGCGTGACGAGCCAGTACCAGTCATCCTCGTTCAGCGGGATCAACTCCTTGAACTGGCCGTACTGCCAAAGCGTCAGGGGCGCCGCCTTGACCGTGATGGTGCCGTAGCTCTTGCTACGGTCGGTGCAACTCAGATCCACCTCAAACGGGAGAATGGCCGCGGCCTCCTCCGAGGTGCGAGGCAGGGCCTCCACCCACTTGTCGATGCGCTCCTTCAAGGTGGAGCCGGTGTAGTCGTTGCGGTTCTCCGCATCGTCCTTGTCGTTGAACGGGCAGGACTCCTTGCTCTGAGCCAGCAGGACGAACGCAGCGCCGTCGCGCTGTTCCATGACGACGAACTTCTCACCGGCGAAGTTGAAAATGCGGCCGGGGCTGAGTTTTGCGATTTTCTTCATGATTGCCTCCTATTCTGCTTCCTGAATTGTCACGACAACCCTCGGGTCGTCGCTGAAGAACTTTCTTACCTGTGCATCTACAATCTGGGCGTCATCGTGATAGGCGATGTCGTTCAGGGAGTCACACACGATTTTGCCGATGTTGTCGAAGTCGGGCTTCTTCATCGGTCTGATTTGCCGCTCGCGCATGAGCTGCGCTTTCTTTTTGCTGACACTTTTGGGGATGCCGTAGTACGCCGTGATGCGCACATCAAGCGGTGTGTCCTTGGGGAACTTGAAGTCGTTGCATTGACGGCGGTATTCGAGCCTGACGAGGTTCTCATAGCTGACCGTCTTCTCCGGTGTGTAGGTCTGAACAAACGCGCCAGCGTTTCGGAATCGCGGCCTGCCTTTGCCCGCCGGCTCTCCAAGGACGGAAAACTTCAGCTTCATTTTGGTATCTCCGCCCCCTCCACCATCGTCTCGCCAATCCAATACTTGACGAGGTATTCGTTGCTTCTCCCGTCCTTCTTCTGCTTCACGGGCTGGACGGAATACCCGTTTCGGAACAGGATCGAGGCGACCGTCACGCGGTCGGCTTCACTCCCGATTTTGAGGTAGAAGACCTCTTTACTCCCCGCCATGTTCAGACTCCTCGCTGAGTTTGAACTGCGGGCCCCACGTTGCAACGATGTGGCGGCTCTCCTGATCGACGAACGCGAGCTTCCCGTCGTAAATCGTCATGTTCAGCTTGTACTTGATACAGGCCCTCTCGACGTCAGCGATAAGGCGCTGCACCCGCTGTTTCATTTCCATGTGGCTTCTCCTTTCAGTCAATATCGAACAGCTTCTCCATCTCCGTGAACCGGCGGTTGGCTTCCTTCTTCCGCCAGCTCGGGCCGGTGAACTGCATCGAGTAGCAGGTCTCGAAGATGCGGTCATAAATGCGGCTGTACCGTCTGTCCTCCTCGTCCTTCATCTCGTCGATGGTCAGGTTCGTGGTCAGGAGCATCGGGAGCTTCCGCCGATACCGGCTGTCGATGATGTTGTAAATCTTCTCAAGCGCATAATCGGTGTTGCGCTCGGCACCCAGATCGTCGAAGATGACCAGCTTCGCGCTGTTCATCCGGGCGATGATGTCGCTCTCCTTCTCCTCGCCGCCCTGAATGAGCTCCAGCAGCTTCACAAGGGAGGTCATCATTACGGGGACGCCGCGGTTCAGCAGGTGGTTGGCGATACAGGCAGCCGCAAAGCTCTTACCCGTACCAACGCTTCCCCAGAAAATCAAACCCTGATTTTTGGACACCATCTCGTCGAACGCCTCAGCGTATCGGCGGCACAGCTTCAGATTTCGGGCGTTGTACTTCGTGACTTGGAAGCTGTCGAAGGATGCCTCGCGGAGCTTTTCATCCATGAGGCTCGCCTTTTTCAGACGGGCGACACGCTCCATGTCCTTTTTGTTCTGCTCGGCCTGCTTCTCGGCAGCCTCCTTGTCGCGGTCGCACTTGCAGGAGCGGGTGGCCTTGAACGTCATCTTGTTCTCGGGGTTGCCCTCCATCGGAGCGGACACCGTCACCATCCCCTGCCTCGGCTCACCGCACTTCCCGCACATGAGCATTCCGTCATCGTCGAACCAATCGCCGGGGCGGATCTCCTGCCGTTCAAGCCCTTGGGCGGCAATACGGGGCAAAATGGTCTGCGGGTCAAATCCTTGCATTTGTCATTCCTCCCCGTATTCCGCAAACGGATTTTTGTTGTCGGGCACCGCGTCCTCGGGCGGCTGGGCCTTCTTCTTATCTGGCAGATAGTCAAGGAACGGCCGGCTGTCGCTCAGGAACGTCTTCGGGTGCTTGATGTACTGCTTCTCGGTGCCGAGCCTCTTGCACTGGGTCGCATAGTTCCGAGCGGCCATCAGCAGCTCCTCCGGGGAGAAGCCCTCATGGATGCGGGCCTGATACTTCTTGAAGGCGTTGCCTTTCTCAGCCTTTTTCGGGTATGCGTCCCAGAACTCGTCGAAGGTCGGCGTGTACTTTGGCGTTGCCGGTTCCGCAGGGGGCTTCGGCGGTTCAGGAGGCTCGGTCGGCGCTTTTTCGGCTGCGGGAGTCTCTCCCCCGTCGATTTTAAGCTGCTTTTCCTCGCCGTCCGCGGGACCGTCCGTGTGACCGTCCTTCGCCGCATCCGCTTTTTCCTCGTTTTGGGCCGCCGCTTTGCTGTTCCGCCGACTCTCGCGCTTGCGGGCAGCGTCGCGCTCTCGGGCATCCTTGGCCTTTTGCCATTGGGCTTGCCAAGTCTCCCAGTCGTGGATGCAGATTCCGCGAGGCGACCAGTCGAGCCAGCCGCTATCGAAGAGTGCATCCACGATTTTCTTCGGATCGAGCACACAACCTGCGCCGACGCCGTACAGGTATCGCTCGATGTCCTCTTTTTCTGCATACAGTATGAGCCCGTCCCTTTCAGCGTTCGTAAGCCCCCAGAACCACAAGAAGTTCAGGATGCCCGTCGCCTCGAACTTTGAGCAACCGAGCTGCTTATACAGATTCCGCAGCTTCGGCCCGTCGATACTTTCGTGTACGCTGATCCATGCCATTTTCTCACCTGCCTGTCTGTGTGACGGCTATGCCGTCGGATCGCATCACTCTTTACCGGGGAAATCGGGCTGGTCGCTGGCAGGAACGGTATCGCTGGCTTCCTGCGGAGCTTCGGGTTCAGGTTTCTTCTCCTGAGCCATTTCCATGACCTTTTCGGTGATGCGGTGATACACAGACGTAGGCAGGCCCTCCGTGGACTCGTAGCCCTCGGCGGCCAGCAGGGATTTCAGGACGCCGTTCGCTTCCTGTCCGAAGGCGCTCGTCGCCATCTTGAAAAGCGTCTGACGCTGATCCTGAGTGATGGGTTCATCCTTTTCAGCCTCGGTCACTTCGCCGGTGCTGGGATCGACGACCAGAGCGAAGCCGTCCGTCGGGATGTCGCCCATGTCAAGGACTTCCTCCTGACTGTAAATACCCATAATCATGTCAGGGCAGTTCATGCGGCCGAAGAACGAAGCGGCACGGTACTGGATCATCACGTCGGGCATGGTCTTCCACTTGCTGCCGTTTTTGCTCGTCCAGCCCTCCTCGTTCGCCATGTTCATCGTGATTTTCGGGCCGTAGACCTTGTGACCGGAGTAATCCTCCGCCCAAGCGCGGCAGCTCAGGCCACCGTCGGCTCTATCACGCCCGAACTCGAACTGCAGCTCGGTCTTATACCGGCGGCTGCTGTTAATCATGGCGATGATCCACTGGCTCGACCACGCAGGGCGCCCGTTGACGATGTAGAGGTTCTGCATCACCATCATCGGACTGGTGTTGATGCGAGATGCCATCTCAATAGCGATCATGCAGTTGCCGACGTTTCCGTGGTACTCCTTGGGGACTACCGTAGACGACGCAAGGCACTGGGCCATGCGCAGAGCCGTATTGAAGCTCGCGCCGTCAGCGAAGACGCTCAAGGCTCCCCCGCCGGCCGTTTTCTGAGCCACAGCCCCAGCGGGCGCCGTGCTCAGTTTGTTTTCGTTGCTCATGTTGACCTCCTGTTATTCTCCGGTTTTACCGGGTGCTGACGCTGGTGGTGTAGGTTTCGCGGAACTTGATGCCGGGGATCTCGACCTGACCCTTGGACATCTTAATCAGGCGGAGCACCGCGGCCTTATCTACCGGCCGCAGCTCAATGCCAATGAGAGACACGGGAACCTTAGACCAGTCGCACTCGGACTCGCAGATTTCCCACGTCTTGCTCTGGGAGATGCCCTTGACCTTGGGCGTCTGATGCTGTACGCCACCGGCGATGGACACCCCTTCCATCATCTCGGCTTCGGCCATAGCGTACTCTGCGCCAACAGCGTCACCGTTAGCCTCGGCTTCGGCAGCTTCATTCAGGTGGCGGTCGATCTCGGCCTGAGCCAGTCGGCGCATGGCCTCCTCCTGCTCACGGCGCTTGTGCTCCTGCTCCGCGCTGTACTCGTTCACCTTGGTCTTGACGATCTTCTCCGCCTTTTCCAAAGGCTCGATCATTTCCTTTCTGTGGGCCAGAACCTCGTCGTAGCTCTTCTTGGCGGACACGCGGAGAGGCTCCCAATAGTCCTTGACCTGCTTCTGAGCCTGCTTGATCTGCTTCAGGAACAGGCCAGCGTCCTCGAAATCCGCTCCAGAGGCGACGACGACCGCTTCGGCCCGCTGCTCAATCAAGCTGACTTCTTTGCCGAGCTTGCTCTCTTCAGCGTTCATCACGGTCACGTTCTCTTCTGCGGTGTCAAGGACAAGGGCATTGCTTCCGATGGTCTTTGCGTCGTTCATACTGACACTCCTTTTCATTTATTTGTAAGACTGTTCATAGTCGTACAGACATTTCAGCGCCCCGACTACGCGGCACCTGGCGGGGTCTTTGGCCGGGAACTCGCGGAACGACCACTTCCCGTCCTTTTTCAGATGCAGGATGTGCTTTCTCTGCGGCGTGATGCCGTGGGAAATGAGCGCCTGCGAGTAGGCTTCAAGCTGGACACCGCAGGCCATTTCCAGCAACGTGTACGTCGTCTTGAAGTCGATAAGCTCCAGCAGGCCGCCGATCTCGCAGAGCAGGTCAATCGTCCCGCCGTAGCGCATCAGCTTGTGGTAGATGCGCACCTCAGAGCCGAAGACCCGCGGTTTATACTGCTTCCACCACTCCATGAAGCCGTTGAAGTAGCCGCGATGCTCCGACGGAATATCGTCGATGCCGAACTTGATCCAGTTCTCGATGCTGTTATGCACCGCAGATCCTTTGATGGCGGCGTTCTCAAGCGTTCTCTTGCTGATACCGCCGTAGCACTGGTCTTTCAGCGGCTCCATCAGCTTCGACACGCTCGGGATGATGTCGCCGTTCAGCCGGTAGATATGGCTGGCCTCGTCGAAGGTCAGCTCGGGCAGTTCAGGAACCTCAACCGTCATACCCATCGGGAATGTCCTCCTCGCTCGCAGTTTTCCAGTCATGGCCGCACCGCTCTACCAGATCGCTGAGTGGCGTGTCTTCGAGGCATTCCTCGCAGAAGGCGTCCCCGTCGATCTCGCCGTATTCCGCTCCAACCGGGAGCGGCTCGGTGTCTCCGCAGCACTTGCAGTCCACGCACTGGACGTTTTCGCCCTCCTGTACCGTCTTCCACTCCCAACCCAACTTCGGGATCAGGACGCAGAGCGGCAGGTCATCCAAGCATCCCTCGCACCACGCCTCACCGTCGATGTCGGCGTACTCGTCGCCGGGGACAATCGGCTCGCCGCAGGAACGACAGTACGTCACCGGCGTCGGGTCTGGCGCGTTTGGGCAGCCGCTCAGGCAAGGGCTGTGCATACAGATGTCGCACATAAGTTTCTCCTCCCAATCGCATTGATTCTCTCGCGCATCACATAATCTTCCAGCTCGTTTCTGAACAGCAGAGGCACATACTCCTCGTCCTTGCCGTTCAGGTCTGCCTTGCGGACGGTGTGCTGCATGATGGCGACCATGTCATCCACATCGAACCAGAAGCCGGTCTCGTTCTGGACGTCCACGATGATGTTTCCCAGCTCCTCGGTGTTCAGCTTCGCCGTGTCGATCATGCCAGCACCTCCGCCCATGCGTCCGCGTATTCCATCACCGTGCGGCTGTACGACGTGGTCGTGTAGCCTTTGCTGAAGACGTGCTCCTGAGCGCCGCCCTCGCCGTAGTTGTAACAAATCAAGGCTTTGTGCCAGTCCCCGTACTTCCCATACAGGTCGCTCAGAATGAACACGCCAGAGCGGATATTCTGGTACGGGTCGGTCAGATCCGTGACTCCGATTTTCTCGGACAGCCATTCGGAATTGATGCTGTTGATCTGCATATAGCCGTAGCAGCTTCCGTTTGCGGCTGTGGCCGTGAACGAGCTTTCGGCCTGAATGACGCCCAGAGCCACGCTCTGAGGGACGCCGTACTCTTCGCAGACCGTAATCAGGTGGCACTGCAGGTCGAAGTCCAGAGGGATCTCCTCGTGCAGATAACCTTGCTCCAGCAGAGCAGCCTCGATTTTCTCGTTCTCGTCCTCTTCCTCGACAGGTTCCGGTTCCTGAACAGGCTCGGCCGTCATCTGGACGGGCTGATATGTACTGTCGTGCTCTGCGACCAGCAGAACCGGCTCAGCCTGCAATGCGGGCGGCTGCGGTGTTGGTTCGGGCACCGTTTCGGCTGCCCCCCCTGTCAGGGCTACGATGCTGGCCGTGGTCATCGCCAGCACGGCCGCTGTGGTCGCCAGCTTGATTCGCAAGATGCGGCGGCGTCTTCTTCGCCGTTCCATTCGGGTCATGATGCTTTGTCCTCCTTTGTTTTCTCAGGTGTCGCGCAGAACGGGGCCAGATCCAACGGTTTCATCCGCCGAATGGCCTCCGCAAGCTCCCGTGGGCTTTTGATGCCATACTCTTCCGCGAGTATAGCCATCAGACTACTTTGATCCATGGGCATCACCATCTTCGTTCAGAGCCATCTCTCCGATGGTCTTCAGCTCGCTCACGGTCTTTGCCAGATCGTCGAGGTAGGCCAGAACCTCTTGAAGCGCCGGTTTCTCGTCTTCGGTGATTTTCCCGTCAGCCGCGATGTCAAGGAGCGTGTCCTTGACATCTCCGAGCTTTTCGGTCTTCAGGCTCTTCAGCAGCTTGACCGTCACGCGGTCAATGCCCACCACTTCATCGGAGAGCGAATGCCTGCATCCAATCGGGCACTCGTTCAAGCAGTAGTGGTTCAGCAACCACGGGGCGTTGTACCTGTC